GGCGACGAGTCGGGGCTCTACACGGCCTCGAACAAGGTGTTGGACGCGTGGCAGACGATGCGTCGTGGCATCGCGGCCATGCAGGGCCGCACGATGGAGTTGACCAACCCGTGGGACCCGATGGAGAACTCGGCGGCGCAGCAGGCATTCGAGTCGGCCCGGCCGGACATTTATCGGTACTACCGCAAGCCACCGGCGGACCTGTCCTACGCGAACAAGCGGGACCGGTCGAAGATCCACCGGATCGTGTACGAGGACTCTCCCTGGGTGGACCCGCACACGATTGACGCGGAGGCCGCGGAACTGGTCGAGACGGACCCGGCGCAGGCTGAACGGTTCTTCGGTAACCGGCTCGTCCAAGGTTTGGGCGCCTACCTCACGGATGCACTGTGGGGCGATGGTGTCGACGTGGACGTGCCGGACGGGGCGGCGGTCGCTGGCGGATTCGACGGGTCGCGGTCGGGTGACTGGACGGCCCTGCGGTTGGAGACGATCGACGGTCACCGCTTCACGCCGACGTATGGCCCGGACTCACGACCGACGGTGTGGCGCCCGGAGCAGTGGCCCGAGGGGCGCATCCCTCGAGGTGAGGTCACGGCGGCTGTTGATGAGGTGTTTCGCCGCTACAGGGTGAAGCGGTTCTATGTGGACCCGCGCTACTTCGAGACGCAGGTGGACTCGTGGGCTGCTGAGCATGGCGAGGACGTCGTCGTGCAGTGGCCGACGAACTCGATAGGGCGCACGTTCCCGGCCTTGCTGCGGTTTCGTGAGGACTTGGCCGAGGGTTTGACGACGCACTCGGTCGATGAGGCCGCGAAGGGGTGTGCTCTGGCCGCCCGCAAGGTCGCCAAGCCGGGCGACAAGTTCATTCTCGGCAAGCCTGCCGAGCACATGAAGATCGACATTCTGATGGCCGACATCCTCGCCCACGAGGCTGCCGCTGATGCCCGTGGCGCTGGCTGGGGTGATGACTCTGGCCCAACCATCTTCTTCCTGCGTTAGACCTTGATCGGAGGGATTCGTGGCGCTCTCACCCTCCGAGATCCAGACCATCGACCGGCTGCGCCAGCAGTGGGAGTCCCAGGGCAGGGCCGATGAGCTGAACCTGCGCTACTACCTGGGTCGGCAGCGTGTCGAACAGTTGGGCATGGCCATCCCGCAGTCGATGCGCCGGTTCCTGGTGGTAGCGAACTGGCCGCGGGTTGTCGTGGACACGATGCGGTCACGGCAGCGGATGCGCTCAATGATGCTGGCCGGCGAGGACGCTGTGAACCCGCAACTGCTGGCTGCCCGTCGCGCCACCAACCTTGACGCCCACTTGGCTATGTTCGAGACGGACGTTCTCGTCTATGGCCGCGGCTTCCTGTCGTGCGGGTCGAACGAGGCCGCGCCAGACTCGCCGCTCGTGCGTGCAGAGTCGCCGCGCCAGATGGTCGCCGAGGTCGACATTCGCACCGAGACGATGCTGGCAGCGGCACGCTTCTACGGGACCGACGAGCAGACCGGCGCCACCCCGACCAACGTCACGTTGTACCTGCCCGAGGTGACCGTTTGGGTTGCTCGAGGTGGCGACGGCCGCTGGGTCGAGGTGGACCGCGACCCTCACGGCCTTGGGCGTGTGCCGATCGTGATGCACTTGAACCGGCGCAGGTCGGGTGAGTGGGCTGGCGAGTCCGAAATGAGCGACATCATCCCCATCACGGACGCGGCGGCGCGGTCACTGACGAACATGCAGTTCGCGCAGGAGTCGCACGGCATCCCGCGCATGTGGATGACAGGGGTCGCCAAGGGTGACTTCGTCGACGCGAGCGGCAAGCCGATCCCGCAGTTCGAGGCGTACTTCGACGCGATCCACACCATTACGGACGCGGCAGGCAAGGTCGGGCAGCTCACGGCGGCCGATCTCAAGAACTTCCAGACCGCGCTTGAGATCTACGGGACCCAGGCGTCGATCGAGACGGGCTTCCCGGCCCGCTACTTCGGCTTGCTGCCGACGAACCCGCCCACCGAGGGGTCCATTCGAGCGGACGAGTCGACCCTGGTGCGGTCGATCGAGTCGCAGAACGTGGAACTGGGTATCTCGCTCGGCTGGGCGGGTGCGCTGGCGTATCGGCTGGCGACTGGCCGTTCGGTTGAGGGTAATCAGGTCCGCACGGATTGGTTCGACCCTGCGACACCGACCGTCTCGCAGCGCGAGGATGCGCTGGCGAAGCGGCGCGCCGAGGGCGTGCTGTCCCGTGAGGGCTACTGGGATGAGTTGGGCTGGTCTGAGGCACGCAAGGCCAAGGAGCGCGCCTACTTCGAGGCCGAGGCGCTCGATCCGGTTACCCGGGCGGTCGTCGCTGGCGTGAACGCAGATGCCGCCGGTACTGACGTCCGCGCGTAAGAACTATCGCCTCTCCTGGTTGATCTCGCGGCGGGCGGTCCGTGAAGCGCGGAAGGTGCGCAACAAGGGCAACATGGCCGTCGCTGGCGTAGTTGCCGCTCACCAGATCACTCAGGCGCAGGCTTCGCAGGCTGCGGTCGTCGACATGCTGGCCGAGCAGGAGATCGACGCGATTGCTGACGCGATCCTGAACCTGGCGTCGTTCACCACGACCGCCGCCGACCTTGACCGAATGCTGGCCGAGATCACCACCGACGGGCAGTTCGACCGTCTCGTGGAGTCGATCGTCACCGACGCGGCGAGGGCCGCCGAGAGTGTGGCGGTCGCCGTTCGGCCGCACATCTACCACGTCCGCTACGTCAACCCGCCGTGCTGTGCTCGGTGCGCGATCCTTGCTGGCCGCGTCTACAAGTGGTCGACCGGCTTCGAGCGCCACCCGGGCTGCGACTGCTCAATGATCCCCACGACGATCGCCAGCCAGTACCGGCAGAACCCGGACGAGTTGGTCCGCTCTGGCCAGGTGCGCGGCTTGTCGAAAGCCGACATGCAGGCGCTCGCCGATGGTGCCGATCTCGGCCGCGTGGTGAACGTCCGCAGCAAGAAGGCCGGATTGCTCGAGGCGGGGCACGCACTCACTCGCGGCGGCCGCCCGACCCCGGCTGGCATCTACCGCATCGCCAGCGACCGCGAGCACGCCATCGAGCTGCTCAAGCGCTACGGCTACATCCGCTGATCTTCCCGACGACGCGAGGTCGTCGGGGCGTCCGCCAGCCGCGATGGCTGGTCGACCACCTTGGAAGGAACCACCATGGCCGACGAGCCGACCACCATCGCCATCAACGAGCCCGCGAAGACGAACCCTGCCCCGAAGGCGACGCCGGACGCGAAGTCTGACGAGCCCCTGGGTGACGGCGGAAAGAAGGCGCTCGAGGCTGAGCGCGAGAAGCGCAAGCAGGCGGAGACCGACCTGGCCTCCCTGCGCAAGGACTTCGAGGGCTTCCAGATGAAGCTTTCAGAGGCGTTCGGCGTCAAGCCCGCGACGGGTGACGGTGCCGACGCGGTGACCCAGCTGCAGCAGCGACTGGACACCATGCAGCGCGACACGGCCGTCTACCGGCTGGCTGCGCAGCACCAGATCACCGACGAGGGCGACCTCGAACTCCTCCGCTCCGCGACGGACGAGGCGGCGATGACGAAACTCGCCGAGCGACTGGCCGCGAAGGCCGAGCCGACTCCTGGCACCCCGAAGCCCGACGCCACTCAGGGCGGTTCGGGCGGGACCACTCCGGCGCTGAACAGCAACGCGCTGGAGGAAGCACTCAAGGCCAAGTTGGGCATCGCTTGATGCCCCTACGTCCGTAGGAGGACACCATGGCGATCACCGCCGCAACCAAGACGACGGACTTCGACGGGTTCCTTTCCCCGGCCGAGTCCGCCCCCATCTTCGACGACGCCCGACGCCAGTCGGTGTTCCAGCAGCTGATCCCGCAGACGCCGCTGGGCATCAACGGCCAGAAGGTCCCGGTCGTCACCGCGAAGCCGACCGCCAACTGGGTCGGTGAGGCCAGCCAGAAGCCGGCGACGGCCATGGAGATGGACCTGCTGTACATCGAGCCGAAGAAGCTGGCCGCCATCGCAGTCCTCTCGGCCGAGGTCGTCCGGGCGAACCCGGGCAACATCAACGGCCAGCTCCGCCCGTACCTCGCCGAGGCGTTCGCCATCGCGTTCGACCTGGCGGTCGGTTACGACATCGGCGGCGACGGCACCGGCACCAGCCCGTTCTCGAACCCGCTGTCCGCGACGACCAAGTCGGTCGAGATCGGCGAGTCCACCCAGGAGGAGGGCGGCATCCACGCCGACCTCGTCGCCGGCATGAAGCTCCTGGTCGACGACGGCAAGAAGCTCTCGGGCTTCGCGCTCGACGACGTCCTCGAGCCCGCCCTGTGGGGCGCGGTCGATAAGAGCGGACGTCCGCTCTACACCGACCTTCCGACCGACGCGGTCTCGCAGACCATCGCCCGCCCGGGCCGGCTGCTGAACCGTCCGTCGTTCATGGGCGAGGGCGTGGGCCACGGTGACGTGGTCGCGTTCGGTGGCGACTTCCGCAAGGCCGCGTGGGGTGTCGTTGGTGGCATCTCCTACCGCGTCTCGACCGAGGCCACGGTGACCATCAACGGCAGCCTGACCTCGCTGTGGGAGAACAACCTCGTCGCGGTGCTGGCCGAGGCGGAGTACGGCTACGTCAACAGCGACGTGGCCTCGTTCGTCAAGTACCTCGACGCCTCCTGATCCAGGCGCTGAGCATCGAGAGGAGGTGGGGCGGTCGTGGTTGTCGCAACCTATGAGGACGTGGCTGTTTCTCTCGGCCGTCCCATCTCGACCGATGCCGAGCAGGCGCAGGTCGAGTGGTGGCTGAACGGCGTCGAGCTGTTCATCGCCGCGAAGCTCGGCGACGTGGCGGACCTGAACGAGGACGCCGTGAGGTACGTCGAGGTGGAGGCGGTCGTCGCCAAGATGCGCCGCGGCGCGCTCGCGGGCGCGTCGAGCATCACCGTCAACGTCGATGACGGCGGGGTGACTCGGCGCTACGAGAGCGCGATGTCGGCCGACGACATCACCGACGAGTGGTGGGGCCTGCTCGACCCGGACGTGGGTGGCGGCGCGTTCACCGTCCGCCCCTACTTCGAGCCGGACGACCCGACCGCTCTCGACGATCTGGACTGGTCGTGACGCTCCAGTCCGCCATCGAGGCCGAGTTGCCGTTCCTCCGTGCCGAGGCCGAGGCCCTGATGCCCGACGAGTTTGAACTCGGCAACTACGGCGACGGCTACCACTACGACCCGGACCTCGAGGAGGATGTTCGGGATTTCGATCTGCTGTTCACCACCCGCGGCAAGCTGATGACCTCCACCGCTCCAGGCGAGGTCGAGGTGGGTGGTCGCACAGCGGTCCAGATCAGCCGCACGCTGCACATCCCCGTGGATACGCCAGCGGTTCCTGAGGGCACAGTGGCTCGCAGTGGTGGGCGGGAGTTTCGCATCCTCGCCGAGCTGACTCACCCGCAGCCGAAGTCACGCCGATTCGCGGTCGAGGAGGTGCTGTCCTGATGCCTGCCGAGGAGTTCTTCGACCTGGCCCGCGACTTCGAGCGCGCCCCTGCCAAGGTCGCGTCGGGCCTGTTCGACGCCTACCGCGGCGCCGGCGAGGGCTTCCGCGACGACTGGCAGCACAACGCCCGCGCGACCAGTGGCGCGCACGGCAAGTGGTACCCCGACAGCATCACGACCGAGATGAAGTTCGCCGGGTTCGGCATCGAGGTCGAGACCGGCCCCGAGTCTGGCCGCAAGCAGGGCTCCATGGGTCGCGGCTTTGAGTACGGCTCTCGCAACCAGCCGCCGCACCTCGACGGCCTGCTGGCAATGCCACTTGCTGCCGTGCGCCTCGACCGGCTCGCTGATGCCGCGATTGGGCTGGCGCTGCCATGACCGACGCAATGGGCGCCGTCGCCACCGCGACAGAGGACGTCGACCGTCTCCAGCCCATCAATGGCGTGCAGGACAAGACGTATCCCTACGGCGTCTACAGCGCCACGCTCGGCCGCGGCGACAGCTATGGCCTCGACAGCAGCGAGGGCGTCCGCTGGGGGCGCGTGGTCGTGCAGACGTTCGGGAGGACGGGAACCTCGGCCCTCGCCAAGGCAGAAGAGGTACGCGCCGCGCTGGTGGGTCTCCGGCTGGACATCGACGGCTATGAGACGACCCCGGTACGTGCCGAGCTCGATCCGGTCGTGACCCGCGACCCGGACGACGCCGGCGTGGTCAACGTGACCACCACCTACACCTTCACCGCGACCCAGCTCCAGGAGGCGTGATGCCCGAGTACGTCCGCGTCACATGGAAGGCCACGGGTCACGAGTCCACGATCCCGGCCCACCGGTTCGACGCCAAGCGCCACAAGAAGGCGGGCAAGGACGCGGTCGACAGACATGGCGTCCCGTTGCCGCCGAAGTTCCACACCACTGTCGCCAAGGAGGCCGCCAAGCGGTCCGCGACCACCACGAACTCCCCCGCACCCGCGGAGGGTGAGGCCGCCGAGAACGGCCACCAGGCCACCGAGACTGAGGAGACGAACTGATGGCCGCTCCGATCAAGCCCCAGAAGCAGACCGCCTACGGCAAGCGCCGGCTCTGGCTGGTCGACACCATCGCCGACACGCGTGCGCCCGAGGACACCGAGATCAACGATGGTGCCTACCTGACGTGCTTCGCACTCTCCGACCAGGCGGGTGCGACGACTACGCCGAACAAGATCACCCTCCCGGTGCTCCTGTGCGAGACCGACTCCTATGAGGACTTCGGTACGACGGCGAACTCGCACGCCGACATCACCCTCCTGTACGACCCGCAGGCCGACGTG